TTGTGCAATATCTGCACTGCAATTAAAGTTTCTAGTTGTTTGTTGTATAGTTGTTATTGCTTGACTTTGATTTACATCCCATCTAACAGGTATCCATTGTTGGATAGTAGAACATCCACTTAATGTTACAAGTGCCAATACTGCAAGAATTTGTTTCATTTGTTTCTCCCCGACTTCATATTAGCACACCAGTGGGCCATACGTTGGCGCTCTCCGCTACTGTTTTTGGCTATGCTTCTTAACTTAGTTACACTTTGTTTGCAGTTAACACCACTGCGTTTAGCTAGACCCTTTCGGCCTGGCTTCTTGCCGTCTGCAAAGTTTTCTACTGTTTGAGTTGTGCCGCCTGGGCCGACATAAACAGCACGGAAGTCAACTTGCGGATACTCTTTCTTAAGTTCTTTAAACACACGTAGATTACTCATGCTGTCGTCGTATAAACGAACATGTCCGTATTGTTTTGTGTTTAGATATTTGCGAACCCATACTGCTTTCTTATAAGCAGGTGGTTCGTTACCTGGTAAGTTACCTGCTCGATGCACATGTACCTGACTCATGTCTATGCCAAGGTCCTTAAATGTTTGTAAGAATGTTTCTTTGTCATCAAAGTCGCTACGAGCAGTTAGCATGATAACTTTGGCATTGCCGGCATGTGCAAGAATAGTTTTTAACTTACGCACCATTGGAACAATTGGTTTGCTCTCTTGGCGGAACTTCTCTGCACTACGAAACTCACCAAAGTCAAACTCTTCGCCAGGCTGTAGCTGATAATTATTAAACTCTTGATTAGTTAAACTTCTAATCACTTGTCCATCTTTTACAACTTTGATCTGAGCAGTTGTGTGCATGAGAGTATCATCTATATCAAAGATGATTAGGTCTCGGTTACCGGGAGTAAATTCATTCGCTCTCATAAGGTATTCCAGCTAGACCGCAACCAAAGCGGGCAACAGCTTCAATGAGGGCTGTAAGGATTTCGTGGGCGGTCATATCCATCGTCCTCTGGATAAACTGGGTAAGGATAATCGTGTTCGTCCATTAGTTGCACCAGCTTTGTTTGGCTTCGCCGTAGTATTCACGAGCGAATCCATTTTTAATTAGTTCAGCACGTAAGCTAACACCATTTAGAATGACGTCACCCAATACACGACCACCGAACTTATCCCATCCATAGAGTACAACTTGATGCTTTTGAGTTCCGGCAACGGCTGACTTTGTAAATTGGGTAGCGGCTTGTCCTCGCTGATCTTCACTTGGACACTGGGCGCGGAATCCTTTTTCAGGAGTGTCGACTCCGTAGACTCTAACAGCAAGTTCTGGTTTGAGCGGTTTAGGAAGAAACGGCGCACTGATTACTACTGTGTCGCCGTCATTTACCCTTAGAATTTGTGCGTCATATGTAACGCCTTGTGGTGTTTTTTGTGCTATTGCTAGTGTAGGAACTAACAATAACAATGCTAAAAATCTTTTCATTAGAAATACTCCGTGTTTACTCAGAGTATTTACCTTAAATGAAGTTGTTAAACCACCCGATTTTACGACCTTCAGCAACACGTTTATCGTGCTCTTCTACACTACTAGGATAGCGCCATGCCCAAATAGCTACTAGTGCCATAAAGATTGCTGTGCTGATAATCCCTATAGGTTTGACACCCCCGGTGTACATTAGTATCAAGCTCAAACTCATCATGGCTAGCATAAAATACTTCATCTTCTGTGGGAATACACGCTTCTGTCCCCAGTTAGTAAGAAACGGTCCAAATAACTTATGATTGTATAACCAGGCATGCATCTTAGGACTACCTTTAGCAAAACAGTAGGCCGCAAATACAATAAACGGACTGTAGGGGACGCCGGGTGTGACGACCCCTACATAGGCTAAGCCTAGACTAATAAAACCTAAAACTTTCCAAAGAAATTTCTTCATGCAATAAACTGTAACCAGTCCTCGTGTTTAACTTGGAAAGGCAACTTTTTACGCTTGTTGACAAGTTCGTAGTAATCTGGCTTGTATGGCATCTTCTTTGGCTTCCAGTGTTTGTCAGCCTTAGAAGCATTACATGGTCCACATGCCGTAACGGTATTTTCCCAGGTTGTCTTTCCGCCCTTTGAAACAGGGTGTACGTGATCAAGGGTTGAGTCTTTGCGTTCGATATGTGTTCCGCAGTATTGGCAGTGACCGTCATCTCGTAGATAGACGTTGCTTCTAGAGAAGCGAACTGTGGTCTTTGCTTTCATATATTCACGGAGCATGATAACACTTGGAACCTGTGTTTCCCAACGGGCTGATCTTACAATCCAATTGTCGTGCCAGTGCAATACATCGGCCTTATCTAAGACCATGTAGCGAATAGCTTCTTGCCAATTGATCGTGCTCAATGGTAAAAAGCTAACTGGCTGTCCGTCAGCGTTTAAGACTAGTGTGTCTGACATTTTGGTTTCCCTTCTTTGATTGTGTTACAGACCCAACCTTTGAAGTATATATTATATACTCAAAATGTATTTAAGCCAATAGGTTTTGAGCGAACTCTAAGCCCGAACGATCTAGCGCCGCGCACCATTGATCTTTGTTATCGGAGCCAAAAATTAAATCTAAATCACCTGTAGCTAAACACCAGCTATTTTGGACATTCCACGGAGGAGTTCCTGCTATTTCCCCTGCTAGTTGTCCATGTGCCCATCCGCACATTCCTAAAAAGATCCTCCAGCGTTCGGGCATATCACCCATGGCAAATCTTGGTAGTATGTCTTCAGCTGAGCTAATTGATACTTGATCATTTATTTGTAGAGTGTTTTTACACTCCCAATCGTTTGTATGTAGTAGGCTAAGACTTTTAACATTTACTGGGCCACCGAGATAAACAAAGCCCGGAACATCAATGCGAAAGCCTAATTGATCTCCAAACTCTTTAACACTCATCTGACTTCGCTTGTTAAGCACAAGTCCAACACTTCCATGTTGATTATTTTCTGTTACAACAACTACAGTCTTGTACCAGAAGTTGCCTTTGACTGCGGGCGGCGCAATTAAAAGATTACCTACTAATGTATTCATGAGGTATTTACAATTATGCAAAACGTTGTACAGCTCTTCTGGCATCACCGGCAGTTAGAATACCGTCTTTAGTTACATCTAAGCCATCGTTCCAGTCATAGACACTAGAACCTCTACGAGCAATAACATAATTGTCTGGTTTGCCTACAGCCGCTGGCCAAAACACTGCTAGGTAAAGATCACCTAACTTCATACCCGGCTGGATGCCTCTCATGACAAAGTATTTGTAAACATAATCTAACTGTTGAACGGCAGACATTCTTAATAGCTCATCAGTAGTAGTACCTACTTCTCTTGCTGTGTCAGGCATAAACTGAATTAGACCGGTTGCTTTAGATTTCTTATTCTGTGCTGTTGGATCTAAGCCAGACTCTAATCGCATGACTGCAATTAAGTCTGCTTTGTTTACACCTAATCTGTCAGCTACTTTCTGTAGCTTTGTATCAAAGTTAGGATCTTGGATTACACTAACATCTACTTTTCTCTTTTCAAATGAACCTCTTGCTGGTTTAACATCGACATCGGTACTCTTTGTTAAACCTTTGATAAGATCAGGTTTTGCTTTGATAGTAGCATTCATCTTAGCAACAGTGTCTGTTCCTGGATCTCCGTCTACTGCAAGATTGTTAGCTTTCTGGAACTGCATTACAGCCATAGAAGTTTCTCTTCCACGGATTCCGTCTACGCCAAACTTTGGCAACGGATCTGGCAAGCCTTGTGACTTTGCCCATGCCTGTAAGAATTTTTGAATATCTGCAATGGCAGGTTCTCTACGTGAAGTAGGAACTTCAATTGCGGTTAGTGCCACTGCGCCGGCTGCTGGTTTAGCGGCAGCACCACTGTCAGTTGTAACAGTTCCTGTAGCTTGTCCTAATGGAAATCTTCTAGCTACTTCTTTGCCTATCTGTCCGTAAGCATTCCATTGTAAGTGAATATTATCTGAGCTAATAGGATAGTCGTTTTGGTCTATAACTAAGTCGGCTTTGACTGCACTCTTAATAGCGTCTCTAACTTGTTCTTGATAGTCACCATTGTACCATTGCGCCATGCCAACTGTTCTTCCGCTACCATTAGGGAATACTAATAAAATAATTTTGCTTGGGCGGCGAGCTCTAACAGCATCAACTAACGAAGCAACACGGCCTGCAATAGTAGCAGGAGGAACTACACGTTTAGGATCTTTGTTTGCGGCTTTGTAAGAGTTAGCCGTGTCATTGGCTCCAGCGGCTACAAGAACAACACTACCTGCAGGTATCTTTGATACATTAGCAATGACTCCAGAGTCGTTTGCTTGCCTGCCACCTATGGCTAAATTTACCCACGGAGCTCTTGCGCCATCAGCTACACCTTTAGCATGACTATCACCTATAGTGTAATAGCCTGGCTGGCCTTCTGTTTCAAATAATTTAAATTCTGCGAAACGCATATTAGCTCCAGTCCGGTAATGGGCCGCCGTACTTCTTACCCTTAATCTTGTGTCCGCCTACTTTAACACGGCTCTTAGGACTTTTACCTAACTTGTGACTCTTGTTGCCGTCACGAGCACGTAGACCCTGGCTTTTGCAACTTGCTAGGTTACTTGCACCTAATTCGTCATCTGGTTTAGAGCTTAGACATAATGCTCTGCTTGCACGGCCTTCATCAACATCAACCGATTTATATCTAGGCACAGACTCGTGCCCTCTTTCAGGACGAGATCCTTTTCTTGCTGGTCTTTTAGGTTCCGTACCTAATTTAGCTTCAAATGTAAATTCTTTTGCTCGCATAATTCTAGCTCAGTAATAGTGTATTTATTACTGTTACTGGGCTAGGAATTCAAATACATTGAGCCATTGGCGTTTGCCTATTGTAGATTTTAATTTAGATAAATCAGCTTTAGTTGTGTGTCTAAAGCGGGTTTTTTCATCATCAGGTACGGGTACAAACTCAATAGGTACACCTTCTTGTTCTGCTATTTCTTCTGCGATGTCTAAAAAGCTGTGTGTAAGTCCGCTACCTACATTCCATATTCCCGATCCACGTACTTCTTTGATAAAGTCTATGTGTAAGCGACAAACGTCCCCTACCCAAGTCCAATCTCTGCGGATATGTTCGGCATTTTCCCATACAGTGATCTTTCCTTCTTTACGTGCTTGTTCGCGCCATTTGTGAATAGCATTAGCACGTTTTCCACGAAGGTGCATATACTTGCCGTAGACATTAAAGTAACGGAAGCCCTGTACCATAATCCTGATGTCTTGCTGAAATACCCAGCGGTCAAAGAGATACTTAGACCATGCATACGGAGTTTGTGGGTGACAATCGCTAAACTCGCTAAAATCTTTGGTATCGCCGTAGACTGAGCTAGAGCTTGCATATTGTAAGTTTACACCCTGATTGTTGCACTCGTTGAATAGCCACTGCGAAAACTCGTAGTTCTGTTTCATTATGCGATCCACATCAGTGGACGACATGTCCGCAATAGCGCCTAGATGAATTACCCAGTCATACAACGAGACATCTGGTAGATTGTTAGGATCGTATTCCCATCCATCAACTTCCCAATCCTCTTGTTGGTTACACCAGGCTAACATATTACGGCCGATGAATCCCTCGTGCCCGGTAATTAGAATCTTCATGCAACTATTTAATTCTCAGGTAAGTCTTGCAGAAAATTATATTGCTCTGCTATGAGTTTAAGTTTGAAGTGTCGTTCTTTTATTAGACTTTCTACATATTCTTGTAGTTGGCTCATTGGAACGGTATCATTTAACCACTCAGTTGCCCAATCGTCAATTGTCCAAATGTTGTCAATGTACTGTGTTTTAATTGTACGCTCTAATGCTTTGGCATGAGCTCGTAGTCCACCGTACACCCGCATGTTAACAATACCGCCCATATGGGAACAGTATTGTTTATTGCGATCCTTAGGAGTTTGCATGATGCCAAAACCTGGACGACCAAATGGGGATTGGATTAGGTACAGATAGTACATTAGTCTGCCATTGTCAAGATATCGTTGTCAAAGAACTCAATGAGCCCGTCAAACTGATCTAGTAATGTTGGTGCAATCTTTTCCTTGCCGCCGAAGTGTTGGTAAAGTTGCACAAGGGCACAGGCATAGGCATCGTCGTCCCAGTTAGCTTGGTAGCCATAACGCTTTTCAGTCCAACGGCGATGTGCTTCAGTTACTGACTCTTGGAACTGTGACAAGTTACCAAAACAACTCTGTACCATACCTGCTAGTTCGTCTTCTAGCTTAGATGTAATCTTAAGTTTAGCACTGTCAAACTGACGACACAGGTCGCGGAAGATAAAGAACAGACTAACGTGAACGCTTTCATAATGAAAGTATTTGTCATGCCATGCACAGGCAAGATCTAGTTCTTCGTTTGTCAATGTTTTAAACGTAGCGATGTTAGTAAATGTACCTGGATACTTGCTTAGGTCACTGTCTAGTTCTACAGGAAAGCAATTATGTTTTTCTGCAATACTGACTTTCTTTTCCAACTGGACGTCATCAGCATCTGTTTTGTCTTTGTCAATACGAACAACGAATACAGAGTTACGGAGTTGTTGATATGCAGACTGCTTTTTCTTACCTTTGCCGTTTAGGATACCAAATGCACGTCGAGCGTAGGCAAGGTTATCTGTTTCAATGTAAGTAAAAGGATACTGGAATGTCTTCCAGTCGTTGTGTCCGGGCACAAGACCTGCATCAATTAATGCGGCAATGGTGCTGACAGTATGTTGTGTATCAATACTAATGAACTTGCCTTTGCTTGTTTTAATACAGACAACAGGCTGAAGAAGCGCAGGGTCAAACACTGCTGGATTAGCAATAGTGTTAGCACAATGCTTCTCGTCTAGCTGACGCTGAATGTCTTCGTCAATATCTAGTACTCCAAGAGCTTCCATAGATACTTTTGGAAGTCGAGTTAGGTCAAATTGTTTATTTTGAGTTGTCCAGGCTTTGACAGTTTTCTTCCATGCGGCACTCTTATTCAGTGTGTCTACACGATCTTGAAGACTTACTGTTTTGCCAGATCCACGCTTAAGAGGATTAATCTTAGACATTGGATTTGGTTTGCGAACAACATCTTCGTACTTCAATTTAAAAGCCATCTTCGACTCCATTTGTTTAACAATACTAATATTATATTGTCAAACGCAATTATTGTCAAATATAATTAAAAAGGATTTTGGTTATAGACTACTGGCATTTCACAGTAGTATTGGCTTTTGAATGGATGAGTGATATTGCAGTCACCGCGAGTAACTAAACTGGTTCCGTGGTCAGATAAGCTCTTGCCTGTGACCGCAAACGTGCCTACACTAGCAACAGTATAGGCCGCACAACCGTTTAACGTGACTGTGGCAACGGAGAGAAGCGCAATAAGAATGCTTCTTTTCTGCATGAGTATTCTTGTAGTGTCTGTGTGTTTTTATAAGCAACCCATGGGTCACCGTCTTTTAGGTTAGTACCTGTAATAACAAATACTTTGCCTTGTCCATCTGAGTATAAATCGTTTAATGTCATGATTTGAGTATTAGGTTTGTAATTGCAACAATATCAATAGTTACTATCAGTAGATAGTTTAACAGCATTCCGGTTGATCCTCTAGTCCAAGCGGCCCAACCAAAGATGCTACATTGAATAATGAATAAGGGATATAGAATAAAGAACGGAGGATTGGGTAATGTAGCACCCATCCATATAGTACAACCAATGCTCATGAACCAAGCAATGATTTCAAGAACAAACCTTACAGGATGTTCTCTGTAATCTTGTTTAATCCAATTTAGTGTATTTTTTAGCATATTATAATTATACACTCTTTAATTGTGCTGTCAATGAAAAAGAAAAAGCCCACCGAAGTGGGCTTTGGATAGGCCTATCCTCTTTATAAATTAAAGAGTGATACCCATTGCCTTAGCCTTGTAGCCTAGTGCTACGATTTCACGGCTTGGCTTGCCCATAACGTACTCAGTTACAGTAACACCGTTACCTGCCTTGCGTGTGTTAGCATAAACAGCGTAACCGCTTGAACGGATACGTGATGCTTCTGCGGCTAGGTTCTTAACGCCAAAACGCTTTTCAGCTTGAGCGGCAGTTAGTGTTTCACCTTGGTAAAGTGCATTGAAAACTTTGTAAGTTTTTGTTTCAGGGTTAAAAAATTTCATATCAAATTTCCTCTTTTAGATTATGCTGTAATTAACAGCTGATATTAGTATATAATACCTGTGCTGATTAATCAAGCAGTCTGGTTAGATATGTCATTCTTTTCTAGCCAAAAGCTCTTGCCGGGAAATCTTGTTTGGGCAACTTTAAAAGCATCCTCAACTGTAGGACCTTGAGCAACAAATTGGTTGTCATCTAGACTGTAAAGATAGAATACACCGCCTACAAGTTCAGCTCGAACTTTAATACCTTTGGCAATCTTAACAGCATCTTCGGGCTCAAACCCAGCTTCTTCAGCTTCGTTAATCTTTTGAATCTGTTTAAGAGTTTCAATTACCTTCTCTGGATTTTCCGAAAGATTGTACAAGAAAACAGCGCCACGCATACGCCATCCTAGCCAATAGCAAACAACACCGAAAGCAACATAACTAAGGTATTCCATGTTAGCTCCTTAAAAAGTTATTTAAGCAATTCTAGGTTCAAAATCTTAGCTACTCTAGAACCTACATCTTCTCCGCTAGGAATAACATAAGTTTGGGTATCGTGGCGATCTTTACGGTCGTCGTATCTGCGTACATTAAGGATACGGCCACCTACTGCGGATGTAAGCTCAAAAGTGATTCTATCTTGCCCTTCTGGACTACCGCGTTCAACCATTGCTGTACCAATACTCATTTGTTTTGCCTCTATTCTGTTGATATAATCTCGATCTTCGTATTTGTGCTTGTTGTCCCACATGTCGCGGACTTTAGCATATAGCCAACGATCTAGCCATTTCATTGCTCTGACCTTCCAGATGTACAGCTATCATTCCAAAGCTCTTGAGCTTGCTTCTTGTATTCGGCTAGTTCCCACTCGCCTTTTTTGATTTGGTATTGTTCTTCAGATAGGCCGTGCCAACCAATACAATCGCCTGTTGGACTGCGACCACAACCACATGTGCCAATTTTACCTTCTGGGTTTGCTCTTACTTGCATTTTATTTTCCTTCTTCTATTTTTCTAAAAAGATCTCTCTTTTCTTGTTTAAATTGCTTCCACGAAGCAACAATTGAATCAATAAAGATCCATTTTACCATTACGGTAAACATGATTCCAAGTGCTAGATGTATTTGCCAAGGAGGACTACCATCTCTTATCCAACCGTTAATACCCGCACCAAAAAAACCTGCGGCAATAATGTAGAGTCGCTGGCCAAATGACCAACTATCCCAATGCCATTTTAAAAACTGCCAAACTTCTTTCATTTGTGTTCCTTTGTAAGTTCACAGACCATAAGGAATCTTTCAAATGCCTTACGAACTGTAGGGTTAGACATAAGTTTTTCTGCTTCGGCCATCATAGCCTTGACACCTTCTTCGGCGGCTTCTCTATATGAGCAGTATTCGAGAGCGTATCTTTCACTGCCCATAAGCTCTGATAGTTTTTCCCAAGCGGCTTTCTGCTCCAGTGTAATTGGTTTGTTACGTTCTGGTGTTCGAAGGGCACTCTTTTCCATGATGTGTTTGCTGATAGCATCTTCAGCAACACGCCCTGCGGCAATTAGGGCCGCATAGTTTGGATCTATGTTGTATCGTGTACTACGACCACCTGGGTACACACTAATCAAATGATTGCCTTTGGGCAGTGCATCCATTAGTGTCTGATCATACTCGTAAACAGCTTCGTATCTACGACCAACTTTTTTGTAGAAGATTGTTTTGCTCATAGCCTAATTATAGCATCAGATGCTATCTACGTCAACAAAGGAAACCTAAGACAGTATTCTGTCCATCGTTTGGGTGTAATATGTGCTGTAATTATAACTTGGTAGCCCATTGTTACAGGTTCCATATTCATATGGTACTGTGGATCTCTGCCATGTTTCATTACCCATTTACCGTGTTCAGTTTGTTGCCAATCATAAATTGGTTGGGCAATATACAAGTCTGGATCTTCACAGTCGCCCATTCGAAATTTATGAACTATCCTTCGTTCATAAACTTCATCTTCATAGACTTGATACTTCTGAAGTTCTTTGTCTGTAAGTCCCAATTGATTACTCGTATATCGTCTTAGGTATTTTGGATCTTGTTTTCCAAACGCCATTGTAAAGTTTCCTCTAACCATTGCTTGCAGGCGAACCAATCTTTGTAGATAAATGCTCGGCCGCCTGCACGGGTCCATTCATCACAGTTGCTTCTGCGATCATCAATAAGAATATCCCCCGGCTTGCAGTGCATATACTTTTGATGACTGTACGGTCCTAGGAATACAGGAATATCTGGAAAGTACTCTTGCCCCCAGAACACTTTGTCTTGGGGAGCCCATGGCATGTCGTTACCGTGTGGAATGGCGCTTAGGAAGTAAAGTCCACTGCCGGTGTCCTTACAATAACTACGACACCAATCTACTAAATCGTATGCGTGTGCTTTTAGCGGCAACTTGCTATACATGCGTTGATCATCTTTGAGTCTGCGCCATTCGTTGTCTGGCAACATCTCGCCATCGTTCCAATCGCGTCTTAGATATGCACGGGCATAGCCCATCCAATCTGCAACAACATCGTCCATATCTAAATAAATGTTCATGTTCCCCACCTTAAAATAAACCAATCACGGTCAGCAGTATTGTTAAACACAATAACTCTATCATCTAGTTTAACAATAGCGCCATACTTGTCTTCTAACCAGTCAGTAGGTTTATTATACTTAGACCTTTCTTCTCCCTGCCAATGAACATTATCAAAGTAGTAATCTACAATGTCTGCCCACATAAGTTCGTTGAAGTCTATTACAACCATCTCATTTTGAACCAATTTGCGTCCTTTTCATTTTCAAAAATCCAAACAAGTCCTCTGTCAATATAATGTCCCTGACAGTTTTTCTGTAACCACAGATCGATCTGATCACTGGTTTCCCAAGTCATCGGTGTTAATACTACCTTAGTCCATCCTAGCTCTGTGTACATACCTGCTAGGATTTCAAAGTCAATGTCATCTGATAAACGCTGTGCGGCATCCTCTAACATCTTTTCGTAGAGTTCACTTGACTTATCAGTTAACAGTTTCTTTTTAAGCATCTTACTTTTCTATAACTTGTGTAGATGATTTAGATCCTCTACAGCTGACAACAGTATAAACTGTAGCATACTTTGAAAGCAACTCTACCCACCAATTAATCGGATGCACCGTGCAATGAGCGTTTTCGCCATTTGGTAATTTTTTAAGAGCAAGACTATCATGTATCCCAAGAAATACACATTTTGTAGCTCTTTGATAAATCTCTGTAAGAACTTTATCTAACTGACTTTCTGGGATATGTTCAAGCACATCGACAGAGATGACAGCGTCAAACTTTCCGTCTGGAAGGGTTTGAAATTTTTCTACTCCTACATCATAACAAGTTGGCATAACAGAATTGAAATACTGTTCGTGCAGTTTATCTTCAGTATATTGAAGTCCTTTACCACTACCATAGTCGAGAATAGATTTGACACTAAACTTAGATAGCAGACTGCTAATCTCACTAGCGTACTCTTTAGTTGCATTTCCCCTAAACATATTAGGATCTAAATGCATCTGTTTGTACAAACTAACGTAGTCTGTCATTCGCTATCCTTTTTAGAACGCTTAGAAATTTCATCCGACCAACGCAGAATAAACCATTCGCGATGTGCTTCTTTTTTAAAACTCCATAAGCGATCTGTCATGCTCATGCCAACACCCTCAGCTTCTGCCCAGGCTTTCATTTCATTCAAAAACTCTTCGTCAATCTGACCTGGCTCAAATACAATGCCGGGTAGACGAAAAGGTCCTACTTCACAATTTGTCATCTGCCGCTCCTATGATGTCACTAAACTTTAACAAGAACATTGTACGCTTGTTTTCGCTATAAAAATCTAAATGTATTTGAAACTCAGTGTGTCCACGATCCCACTCGTACTCTGCTTTAGGATTCTCAATCCAATGTTTATGTTCGCGAACAGTAAACCCTAAGACCTTACGCATCTTATCTCTAAGCATGAACACAGTCTTAGGATACTCTTCGTGTAACTGGGCACGAATCCTTTTCCATTGGTTAACGGACAGAATTACGGGTTTCATCAGCGATACCTAAGTAGCCTTTGTAAGTTGGGTGAACATGATCCTGACTGCGTTCGTAGCGCCGTGCATCGATAACAATATCTTTATACTTGTCAGCAACCATCCATACCTGTTTTCGTTTATCTTCTTTGATGTTAGGTAGAATCCAATAAACACGGTCACCTTTGACCATTTGTCTAAGAGTATCTAGCTCTTCGTAAGTATCGATGTTTTTTAGATCGTTTGATCCTAAACTAATAATCACAGTCTTAGCACTGGTATTGCCTTGTGCTCTCATAACAAAACGATTTACATAATCGTAACTGTTGATACCACTCTTAGCATAGGTAACACATTCTTTACGAATCTGTCCTACACCCACTGCTAGGCTATCGCCCAATACTAGGCATTCAAGCATCCTTTTCTCCAAAAATATATTCAGCCATCTTACGGTTTGTAGTGGCTTCGTCTTTCATAGCACAGTCAAAACAAATCTGCTCGTCGTTAGGTCCATAAGGACGACACTCGTCGATCTTTCCGCACACCTCGCACATTTGATCTGGCTCTGGTGCAATAAATCCTCTACCGCTCATAATTACTCCTCATAAACTTCCCAAGTCTTTGTGTTATAGTTCCAGTGACGTGTATCATAGAACTGTAGGTTTATAGTCCAACTTAGGAGACCAATGCCTAGCTTAACGCCTGCATGATCTTCTCTAATAGTAATTCTAGTTTCTAACTCAGCAATCGTGTCTGAACGATAGATCTCAAACTCCCAAGCCTTGTGCTTGAACAAACGACTGCCTGTAGCATACACATGCTCAAACTTATCACTGAATGGATTACGGAATGTTAAATTTAAGTAGATCATATAACTAACCAAACTAACCAAAGATATGTCATGTAATGGGCAAACTGGTCAAGACCAAACTGTCTCCAGAATAGGCCACTAGCCATATCCTTAGTTCCAAACTTCATCTTAAACCAATCAATGTGGTAGTGTATAGCAAAGTCTAACATGCCTAACAGTGCAAGACCATAGACTTCTGGATCACCAAAAAAGAATACTATCATAGTGCCTATACCGTGTTTGACACTATGCTTGATTCCTAGCCAGTTACCATATATACCTTTATACTTTATTTCCTCAGCAGTCTGCCAGGCAAAGTCTATGATCCAATGCTTAAAGAAAAGTCCTGCTAGGAGTATAAAAAGGTTATCGTACATTATAGGCTCTCATCTGATGGCGGTATTCTCGCTTGAGCCAGTACTTATATCGTTGAAAATATTCTTGTTGACTGAACGGTAGTTCTTGATACCGTCTGTGTTCGTCACAGTTGTCTAGCCACAACTCGTGAACCCAGTGACGAAATGATTTAGTAGACTGTGCCATATCCGTACCTACAAGGAGTTTAAGATATGTGTATTGTACAGAATAAATTAATGTTTGTCAAAACTTTTGACTATGGCATCGTTCCATTTTAAACGAAAGAATGTACTGTGTTTTGGACTACGAATTTGGATAGCCCAAACTTTATCTTGTGTACCGCCTTCGTAGATAAACCAATCTTTGTATTTCTCGCCTAAATGGTTTGAGCACCATTGGTACAATTCAGTACGATCAAACTTGCCTTTGCCCAAATGTATAACACAGTGAAAACGATCAAGGTATTCTTTAACTACCCGTGAAAAGTCTGGATTGGACTCCCCGGGCATTTTTAGGCTTGCGCCATCATCAAGGACTTGCTTGGACTTCTGTGTCGTTGTCATGTTCTACAAACTTTTCTAATAGATTAAAGTTTTCTTCTGCACGTTTGATAGCTTCATAGGCCTTTTGTAACGCTGGGTTATTCTTAATTCGTTCTTGACGCAAAAATTCTTTTTGTCGTTGTTCTCTAGCCCAGTCTAACAAACTTTCTGCTTCGGCGGTAAGTCCTACACTAGCATAGTCCATACTTAGTGTCTTCCAAGTGTTGCCATCTGAAACTTCCATACAATTCATGTTAGGATTCCAGCGAAGCATGCCTGCGCCCACTGCGCCTGGGCTAATATAAGGGTTACTGCTAGAGCCACCTGATACTTGTACGTAACGTCCGCTTTGTGATATTCCATTAATCATGTTCTATATCCTTTTATATCTTTATACTTCACACGAATAATCGTGTTGTATGTTTTTTCTTTTGTCTTTAACGGTAGATCTAAGAACACATTGACCATCGGTCCTTGTTCTTCGTTGACCATATTGTCGCAACCAACTGTACCTACAAAGGGTACACCTTGGTAAACACCGTGTACACGTTCGCCTATTTGATATTTAGGTTTGGGTCTATTGGCCGCAAAGTATTCTGCTAGACTGCTCATTTACGTGCTAACTCCAACAGTGTTTTATAGTTGCGATAGGCTTTTTCTACAGCTGGGTTTGCGTTACGAACTGCTTCATCGGATCGTAGCTGTTGTATCTTATCAAACAGATCTTGATTGCGGTTAACTAGGTCACGAAACTCTTGTTCGCGTTCAACTAGCCTACGGAACTTGTCCTGTGGCATGTACATTTCTACCATAGGCTCTCTGTCTACTTCTTGGTCAAACGGAACAGGGCCGCCGTCTGCTAACCAGTCAGCGTAACGCAAAGGCCTGCGTTTATAGTATAGCTTGTGCCTACTGAGACTAGCTTGTGCTTCGTAGACATGCAGAAACTGACTTACTTCGCGGTCTGCATCATAGCGTTGGTTGATTAGATTGTTTATGTCTTGGGCTCTCATGAACTCCACCTTAATACAAATAGAGTATAGTGCCTAAGATCTTTAAATGCAAATGTAGTATTGCCGAACATACTGTGCATGACCCAAACCCTGTCGTCCATACCACGCCAATCCTTTGGACTACCGTAGGTCCAGCCACCGTGTCCAATGTTCTTATGGCACCATCGTTCCATTTCTGAGTGTTCGTGGTAACGATCTTTACCAAAGGTAATTTCGTGTGTCATATGTCTTTTGAGTAGTCAAAAGTCAGCATGTCAAATGCCGTAGCATACTGTACAATTGGTTCTGTGTGGAATCCGCTTTCGCCCCAAACACCCCAAACTTTGCGTTTGTAGAGTTTCTTCCACCAAACAACTTTACCACTGACTGTTGTTTTAGGTAGGATGGCAAATGTTTCCATCCAAGGATAACAGTCACAGCCGTCTGTGACATATTGTGATACTTCCATATCTTTAATTCTAACCCATTCATATCCTGGAGGTGCTGGTGTTCTCATTCGTCTAAACTGTAATAGCTCTTATCTTCTATTATATACTCGCTGTAGGCAATCCTAAACATGCGAGCGGCCTTCTTACTTTCAAATTGAATTAGTGGTGTTTCTTTGCTGTCACTGTCGTTGCTATTGTAAGATATCCTGTAGTTACGAACAATATGCCATCGTTCAAATGGTCCAGTTAATGGATATGCTTCGCACCATTTGTACATATCTGTAGTGATTTCTTTAACTAAGAAACGATATGTAAAGTCTGGGCGATTGTTGCCTCCGTCACTCCAAAAGTATTCCATTATAGCCACTGCAATCTAAACATAGTCGCGTGTTTAGGATGTTTGAAAGCAAACTTCTTAACACCATTAGCACCACCTAGTGTGCCTTCCCACGAGTCTTTAGGCAGTCGTTCGGCACACCACTGTCGTATGTCTTTGTAGTGTCGTTCGTTACCAAAGCCATCTCCGTCACCGTCCCATTGCCATAGGTTAGCACGATCTACTTCTACAACTTCCCAACCATTGCGGGCATAATATCTAAAACGCTTTTTCATAGCCACCTCAACAAAAACCACTCACGATTCTTACGTACATCAAATGTGTAACCGTGAGAACCTGAGCTCCATAGAAAATGTTCTACCTTGTTTGCGTACATCCACTTACAGACTTCTTCATAGTCTGTCCAAGTGTTGCAGTGAAACATAGGGTACTTAGACCCCCAATGGTCTCGTGTTTCCGTTACCGTCATGACCACCTCAATACAAACATGTTATGATATTTTTCATCGTCCCAACGCAAATACCAACCTTGTGTTTTAGTTTGAATTAATTTACCGTGTGGTTTGAGTTCGTAATTCGCAACAGTTATAGTTTCCCAATCATGCTGT